TAAAGTTTCGTGGAGTAAAATAAGTGGAGAGTAACGAGAATATTGCTGGGGGGTATAGCGCGGCTGGTGGATGGGCCGGTGGCGCATCTGACTCTGGACCTCAGTCAGGGGCTAATGTTGGTAGCAAAGACTTTGGTCAAAACCTTCAAGACAGACCGCAAGGTCCGGCCATCGGCGGCATGGATCTTTCCCCCGGTCTTACGCGCTCTGTATATGGAACAACTTACGGAACACAACTTGCTGGGTTAAATCAAGCAAAGTTTAATGACATGTTTAGTATTACCGATAAAAACCCTTATGGTAAATTCGGTAAAATGACCAGCCTTCTGGGCATACCCCCCGATCTTCTTGATTTTACCCAGATGAGCCTGCAAAATCGTAAGGCTATTGCAAACAATCAGTTTTCAAAATTTGCAAACCCCCAAAACATGAAGGGGCTTCCCGGGTATAACCCAAATTTCGACACGGCCCCGCCGGGGCAAGTCCGTTCGGGAGTACAAAAAGCAGGATATATGACGGCTTTTGGCCCTATAATGGGACAGGCTAGAGAGCAGACTCCCGTAGAAATGGGCATTCGTGGTTTATTTGGACTTGTTGGCGGCTTGCCGGGTAAGGTTTTGGGTCAGTTAGGCACACAAGAATACGGCCTTCCGGGCCTTCCCGGCTTTAACTCCTTTGACCCCAATAACCCTCGCGCGGGTGGCGGCATTTTGGGTGCGATGCTTGGCGGCGTTAATCCAAGTCAAGCAGCGGATAAAGCAGCACAGGCAGTAGATTCTCTTCGGGCTAGGTTTTCCCCAACCCTTGCCCCTACCACTAACGCTGGCATAGGATCTTTGACACCAGCCAGCTATGAAACAAGAGCCGATATCCGTGATCGTGTGACATCCACTGTTCCAGCGATGGGGTCGGGCATACAGGTAGCGGGACTTCTTGGTGAGAATCCGAAAGCCTCCGGATTCCGGGCGCTTGGAGAAAACATAGAATCGATTATCAATAAAGAAAATTTACCTGATAATCAGAACATGTACGGCCCGGGAACGCCCGACCTAAATGATATTTTGGATATGTACGGCATGGAGACAGTTGGATAATGAAAATTGAAATTAAACTAATCCCTGACGGGCTAGACCTTGCAAAAGAAATTCAAGACGGCATGCCTATTGATAAGATGCAGGATGCGTGTCCTATCGCCACGCAGGATGTAGAGACAAATGAAGAGAACCGTCGGTTTGCGGTCAAGGATCATCAGTACGGCCCTGCGGTAAACCCAGAGGAAAGCTGCGGAACATGCTCCGTATTTAACATTACAGAGCATATGCAACAGTGCATGAAGGATGAAACTGGAGAAATTGGTTATTGCCAGTTGCTAAAGTTTATGTGTAGTGCTAAGAATAGTTGTGCAGCATGGGAGGAAGGCGGACCGCTAAGTGATATGCCTTGCGAATGCGGCAAACCAGACTGCGATTGCGGGATGGAGTAAGACTACATAAGGGGCACATATGGACGTTTTACATTTTATCAAGAAGTACCAGCGTGTGCTTGTTGACAGAATCGACAGTCTTAGTGAAGGTGTTGCCTATGGCAACGTCAAAGACTGGGAAGACTACAAAGCAAGAGTCGGCGAAATACAGGGTGTCGCCTATGCTCTTGATGAATTAAAGGCCCTGCTGAAAAAGGTTGATTATGTCGAAGACACTGATAGTACCTGACTACATCCTCGCGCAACGTGAGGCAAAGAAGAAAGCCGAAGAGGCTGCAAAACAAAAATCCCTAAAAGAAAGAATCCCACAGCCCACGGGTTGGCGTTTGCTCGTCATGCCGTACATGGGTCGTGAGAAGACTGAAGGCGGGATTTATGTACCTGATCAAGTAAGAGAGCGTGAATCGCGCGCCACTGTCACAGCTTATGTACTAAAGGTAGGACCTTTGGCATATAAAGACGTTGATAAGTTTGGGGTTGGTGATCCTTGGTGCTCTGAGGGTGATTGGGTGTGTATCGGACGTTACGCTGGCTCTCGATTCCAAATCGATGGCGGTGAGGTCCGTATTATTAACGATGATGAAGTCATCGCAACCATCGTCGATCCTGACGATATCAAGTCATACGGAGGATAGTTGTGCCAACTAACGCCGCAGAAGTAGAAGAGAATGAAATTGAAGTTGTCGAAGCGGACGAGGCTGAAGAGCAGCCTGTTCCAGAAGCGCAAGACACTGACGAAGGCTCACAAGACAATGAGTCTGAGAAAGAAAATGAGCTTAACGACTACTCCAAGAACGTGCAGCAAAGAATTAACACGATCACTTACAAGTATCGTGAGGAGGAGGCCGCTAGAAAGTCAGCGGTTGCTTATGCTGAAGCTATTAAAAAGCAGAATGACGAATTAAAGTCACGTTTGGACAAACTTGACCAGTCTTATGTGGGTGAGTTTGGTACTCGTATCGAGTCTCAGATTGGTGCTGCGAAACAGGCTTATCAAAAGGCTTATGACGAGGGTGACGCTGAAGCAATGTTCGAGGCTCAAAAGAACCTGAGTCGTCTTGCTTTGGATCAGGCTCAACTAGAGCAGGCCCGTAGACGCCAAGAAGAGCAGGCTTCTCTCCCTGCTCCAGAGGAAGCTTCTCCGGCGCCGCAGCAGGCGCCAGCACCAGCAGCACCGGATCCTAAAGCTGAGTCTTGGGCGTCAAAAAATGAGTGGTTTGGTACTGATCAAACGATGACTTATGCTGCTTTTGGCTTACATAGGCAATTAATTGAGGATGAAGGATTTGACCCAACGTCCGATCAGTACTATAATGAACTTGACAAGAGAATCCGCCGGGAGTTTCCACACAAGTTTAAGGAAACAAAACGCGGTGACTCTGGACCCCGAGTCGCTTCTGCGGAGTCCAGTGCTTCTAAAGCACCGTCAGGCAAGGGGCGCAGAACAGTCAAGCTAACTCCTTCGCAAATTGCCATTGCGAAGCGGTTGAATGTTCCGCTCGAAGAATACGCAAAGTATGTTAAGGAGTAAGAAATGACTGATTCTTCTAGAACGCCACGCGAAGCGTCAACTCGCGCAAAGACCCAGCGGCGCAAGCCTTGGGCACCTCCGTCAAAGTTGGAGGCTCCAGAGCCGCCGGCAGGATACAAGCATCGTTGGATTCGCACCGCAGTTCGTGGTGAGGATGACAAGATCAATGTGAATGCCAAGGTTCGAGAAGGTTGGGAACCTGTTCGTGCTGACGAATACGCTGATTTGGCGGGGCAATACCCCACCATTGACAGTGGTCAATACGAAGGGGTGATCGGTGTAGGCGGACTTATGCTTGCCCGTATCCCAGAGGAAACGGTAGAAGAACGAACTGAATATTACCGGGAGCAGACCCGCACACAAATGGATGCCGTTGACCAAAGCCTGATGAGGGAACAACATCCCTCTATGCCGATCCACACGGATCGGAAAAGTCGTGTATCATTTGGGGGTAAGGATTAACCCCCTCAACCTGTAGGAGTATGAAATGGCAAACACAAATGTTGCCTTCGGCCTCAAGCCGATCAATACTGCCGGTAGCACACCTGCTACTAGCGGTACAAATGCATACTTCATTGACAGCAGCGCAAGCGCGATCTTTCAGGGTTCAATGGTTAAAGCGGATAACGGTGGTGAAATCGTTATTTGTTCTGCAACCGGAGACACTGAGGCTCCTCTAGGCGTATTTGCTGGATGTGAATATGTTTCTTCCGTGACTGGTAAAAAGGTCTTTTCAAACTATTGGCCCGGTTCGGGTGCGAACACAAACTTCGACATCATCGGATATGTGTACGACAACCCAATGCAGCGGTTCATAGTTGCGACAGACGCTACCATCACTGACAAAGCTACTGCTGTAGCTGCCATCTTTGAGAACTCACAGTTCGCAAATGGTGCAAGCGGCAGCACAACCACTGGTATTTCTAGCGCACAACTCGATGTTGCAACTCTGGACGCATCAGATACCTCTCTTCCTTTGAAGATTGTTGGTATTCTTGATGACGTTGAGAACCAAGACTTCGCAGCCGCTGGTATTCCTTTGATTGTGATGCTTAACAATCACGCACTGCTTCAGGCTAATTCTGAAGCGGCAATTGCTTAAGGGAGTATAGAAAATGGCTATTTCTCGCGCACAACTCGCCAAAGAACTAGAGCCGGGTCTAAACGCTCTCTTTGGTATGGAATATGGTCGCTACGAAGGCCAGCATGCGGAAATCTTCGACACCGAGTCATCAGACCGGGCATTCGAAGAGGAGGTGATGCTGTCTGGATTTGGGGCTGCACCGGTCAAAGGTGAAGGTACTGGTGTGTCATACGACGACGCACAAGAAGCCTACACTGCTCGGTACAACCACGAAACAGTAGCTATGGCATTCTCAATCACTGAGGAAGCTGTAGAAGACAATCTTTACGATCGTCTGGCCTCTCGCTACACCCGTGCATTGGCTCGTTCAATGGCACACACAAAGCAGGTCAAAGCTGCATCAATCTTGAACAACGCATTTACTGCCGGCGCATTTGCT